CAGCCACCACGGGAACCTACGTGGCCGTATCCGACGGTACCGACGTGATCGGTGGCGGCAAGGGCGGTGGCGGAGGGCGTCCGGGATATTCCGGCTGGGTCAATGGCTCGGCAGGATCAACCGGCAACAACACCGGCATGTCCGTCGTCGGTAGCGCTGCTTCCGGCCTCGACTCAGGACCAGGCGGTGGCGCGAATGCTGCTGGAGCCTCTGGCTTCGACAGTGATCCCGACCGTTACGGCACCGCGGGAAGCTCGTTCGCTTCCCCCAACGGTGTTGTCCTGGTGAAGCTGGACTACGTTCCCCACGGCCCGTAACGGAAAGGAGCGCCATGATCAGCATCTCCGTAACTGGGGACACGCATCGTACCGAGGCGTTCCTAGCCAAAATGATGCGAGGAGACCTCTACTCCAACCTGCAGCCATACGCGCAGCGAGGAGTGGAGGCCCTTCGCGCAGCCACACCCCGGGACACCGGAATCACCGCAGACTCATGGACGTGCGAAGTGATCGTCACCTCCACCAGCGCCACCATTTGGTGGAACAACACCCACGTCGAGGGCGGCTTCAACGTCGCTGTCGGCCTTCAGTACGGTCATGGGACCGGAACGGGCGGCTGGATCGAGGGCTACGACTACATCAACCCGGCTCTACGAGCCATATTTGACGAGATCGCCGACGCAGTCTGGAAGGAGGTGCAGAAGGCATGAGTTCTACCGATGATCGCATCGTACGGATGCAGTTCGACAACAAGTCGTTCATGAAGGGCGCGGCTGACACGCAGAAGGCGTTGGCCGATACCAACAAGGCAGTCGACGGTGCAGGTAAGAGCAGGGGCCTTCTGGACCTCTCTTCACAGATGGGCACGGTTGGTGTCACGGCCTCCAAGATGGCCATCGTCACCACAACGGCCCTCGCGACGATCGCCAACAAGGTGGTCAACACCGGCCTGAACATGGCCAAGGCCCTCACGCTTGATCCGATCAAGCAGGGCTTCTCAGAGTATGAATCGCTGCTGACCAAGCAGAACGTCATCATGAACGCGACCGGCAAGTCCGCGACCGTCGTCAAGGGTTACCTCAACCAGCTGAACCACTACAGCGACCAGACGATCTACAGCTTCGGCAACATGACCGACGCGATCCAGAAGTTCGTCAACGCGGGTGTTCCGCTGAAGACCTCTGTCACGACCATCAAGGGTATCGCCAACGCGGCTGCCTTCGCTGGTGCGTCGTCCGAAGAGGCTAACCGAGCAATGTACGCGTTCTCTCAGTCGATGTCGCTGGGCTTCGTTCAGCTGCAGGACTGGAACCAGATCGAGAACGCGAACCTCGGCACGATCAAGTTCAAGAACACACTGCTCGAGGCAGGTGTCGCCGCGGGAACCCTGACCAAGAAGGGCAACGGGTTCCTCACGCAGTCCGGCAAGTTCGTTTCGGCGACCAAGGGCTGGCGTGATGGTCTTCAGGAGCAGTGGGCAACCACCGAGGTCCTGAACACCGCACTGGGCAAGTACGCAGACAAGAGCACCGTCCTGGGCAAGAAGGCTTTCGCGGCCGCGCAGCAGGTTCGTACGTTCTCTGCGTTCATGGACACCCTCAAGGAGTCGATCGGCTCTGGTTGGTCGCAGGTCTTCACGGCTCTCTTCGGAAACCTGAAGCAGGCGACCTCTTTCTGGACCGGTTTCTCCAACGCCATCGGCGGAGTGGTCAAGAACTTCTTCAACTTCGTTTCTTCTGCCCTCCAGACCTGGAGGAAGCTGGGTGGCTTCGAGAAGACCATCCAGGCCATCAAGAACGTGCTTGCACCCATCGGTGCCCTCCTCAAGGCCATCGGCACAGCCTGGAACGAGGCCTTCCCGTCATCCAACAAGGGTGCCGGCAAGACCCTCTACGGCATCTCTGCCGGCCTGGAGCTACTGACCCGACCCCTCATGTGGTTGGCGAAGGGCATCCCCGTCATCACCCCCTTCCTGGTGATCTTCTTCAGGACCATCCACGCCGGAATCTCGGTGGTGAGTGGCCTGATCGGTTACCTGGTCGACCTGGTGAAGGCTGCCGAGGGTCTCGTCAAGCTCAACGCTCCCAACGCCGGAGGTTTCCTCGGTTTCATCCAGTCGATCGTGGCTTGGGTGCAGACTGCGGTCGGTGCGGTGGACGATCTGATCAATAAGGGCAAGTCCCTGAGCGATTCCTTCAAGGGGATCCACCTTCCGAAGGTGAATCTGCCCAGTTTGCCGTCGGTTCCGTCCCTTCCGAGCTTCGGTGGAGCGGATTCGGCAGCAAGCGGTGCTGCATCCGGTGCAAGTGCTGCCGCGTCCAAGACGCAAGCGGCCCTGGATGCAGTTCTGTCGCTGGGCGTCAAAATAGGAGACGTTTTCAGCAATCTGTGGACGAAGATCAAGGATGGTCTCTCGAAGATCAGCCCGACCGACGTCGTACAGGCTTTCAACCTGGCCATTCTCGCCACCATGTCTATCAGCGTGTCGCGGTTCCTCAACACCATGTCCAACGCCTTCAAGGGGTTCTCGGATGTGGGCAAGAACTTCGCGAAGCTGCTGGAAGACACGGGCGGTGCCCTCGGCGACTTCGCCAAGGCACAGAAGCGGGAAGCAACCGCCAAGATCATCCTCAATGTCGCTATCGCACTAGGCATCCTTGCCGCGTCGCTGTGGGTCCTTTCCAGGATTCCGGCAAAGCAGCTGGGCCAGGCTCTGGCAGCGATGGCCGCGTTGGGCTTCATCCTCAACAGGAGCATGGCTGGGTTCGCCGACGTGGTGGACAAGCTGGACAAGAAGGGCACCGTCGGTAGGACCATCGCATTCTCCATCGCGATGATCGCACTGGCTGGCTCGATGGTTCTGCTGGCCGCTGCACTCATCCTCATGAACTACGTGGACTGGACGTCGCTGATCAAGGGCCTCGGCTCGATGATCGTGATGATGAAGGTCCTGGAGGGACTGGGGAACCTCGGCAAGGACGCTGCCAAGAACTTGGTGGCTGGGGCATTTGCCATCGCGGTCACCGCAGGCGCGATGATCCTCCTGGCTGGTGCGCTGATCCTCTTCAAGATGGTCGACTGGAGTTCCATCGTCAAGGCGGGCGTCGTTCTCGGCGGCTTGACCCTGGCGGTCGGTGCTCTGGCGTTGATCCCTTACGAGGGCATCGCCAAGGTCGGCCTCGCGCTGCTTGGTGCTTCGGTAGGCATGCTGGCCCTGGCCAACGCCTTGATCCTGTTCGCCCTCGTCAAGTGGGAGAGCATCGGCAAGGCTGCGGTAGTACTCCTCGCGCTGACCATATCCTTGGGCTTGCTCATGGCTGTGGGGGGCGAGGTCGCCGCTGGGCTGTTCCTGGCAGTTGCTGCAGGAATGATCGGACTGGCTTTGGCCTGCCTCATGTTCAACAAGGTGGACTGGGCGTCCATCGGCAAGGCTGCTGTGGTACTCCTGCTGTTGACGGCTGCCGTCGCAGTGCTGGGTGCCATTCTCACGGTGTTCCTCTACGCGATCGCTCCGGTTGCTCCGGTGCTGATCATATTGGCGGCAGGCTTCGCCCTTCTGGGTATTGGTCTGCTTGCCTTCGCTGCTGCCATGGCCGTTGCGGTCGGGTTGGCTGCGGCGGGTACAGCTGCCTTCGCTGTTCTGGCGACGGGCGCTGCGGTGGCGGTGGGTGTGTTCTTGCAGACGCTCGCGTTGCAGGCCCCCATCATGTCGAAGTCGGTGCTGCTCATCTTGCAGTCCATCATCGACACCATCGTCAAGGCTGTCCCGATGATCATCAAGGGGTTCAAGGACCTCTTCAAGGCGATCGTCAAGGAGCTCTCGTCGGGAGACAAGAAGAAGTCGTTCGGTGACACCGTTACCGAGTGGCTGAACAAGCTCGATCAGATGGCTCGGAAGTATATTCCGAAGCTGGTTCGACTTGGCATCGACATCTTCCTCGGGTTCATCCATGGCCTCCAAAGCCGCGCCGGAGAGATCGCCACACTGGGTATCCAATTCCTGGTGAAGCTGATGGGTGGCATCGGATCGAAGGTTGGCCAACTGGTCAGCCAGGCAGTCGACATCGTCATCAAGTTCGCAAAGGGTCTGGAGGCCAACGCCTTCCGACTCGCAAACGCGGGCATCGCACTCATTGCCAAGTTCCTTCACGACCTCGCATCTGCCATTCGTGGTGGGTCGGGGGCCATTGGTGGCGGTCTCCAAGACGTCATGGATGCGATGAAGGACGTCGGCGTCAACATGGTCAAGGGCATGATCGGTGGAGTTTCGTCCATGGTGGGAGACGCCATGGGTGCCATCGGTAACCTCGCAAGCGGCATGGTCGGTAAGGCCAAGTCGATCCTCAAGATCTTCTCACCGTCCAAGGTCTTCCACGACATCGGTAAGTTCCTGGTCATGGGTCTCACCAAGGGTGTGCAGTCCAACGCGGCTTCGGCCATCGTTGCTGTCGCCTCCATGATCACTGGAGCCATCGCGGTTGCGGATGACTACGTGTCGAAGTACTTCCAGAAGCTTGATCAGCAGGCCATCGCGGCCCGCGCAAGGGCGAACGGTCTGGCCGCTGCTGCGGCTAAGGCTCAGAAGTCCGCGAACAAGACCAAGAAGAAGGAAGACGACAAGGCTGCGAACAACCTCTCCAAGCGTGCCAAGGCTGCGGCCAAGGAAGCTCGGAAGGAAGAGCAGCAGGCACGGCAGGCGCGTAAGGCAGCGGCTGCGAAGAAGCGCTGGGAGAATGCGGATTCCGCACAGCGGGCTGAGATCCGGGCGAACCAGGCCCAGGCAGAGCTCGCTGGCTCGAAGCAGGCTGAGAAGAATGCTGAAGCCGCGCGGATCCAAGCCCAGGCCCTTCGTGAGCAGGCTAAGCACGCAGGCTCGAAGGAAGAGCGTGACCGTCTCCTCAAGGAGGCTCGTCGCCAGGAGAAGATCGCAAGGGACGAGGCCAAGAAGGCCAACGACCTCATCAAGAAGGCCAAGAAGAACTCGGCCGAGGCACTCAAGTACCAGAAGATGGCCGGCGAGGAAGCCGCTGCCGCATTCCAGAAGGAGTTTGACAAGGAGGCTCAGGCCGACGCGGACGCTAAGGCGTTCGACAAGCTCACGGATGCGGAGAAGGCAGACAAGCGCCGTCAACAGGCAGCAGATCTCCAGAAGAAGGCAGAGAAGGACCTGAAGCGGGCCAAGAAGCTCGCTCTGACGGACCTCGATGCCGCGAACAAGCTGGCGCAGCAGGCTCTTGCGGAAGCAGACCAGGCTCGGCAGTTCTTGGACGATGCTGCACAGTACGACGCGAATGCCGCGCAAGGTGGAACTGTGGATCCGGGCCAGGTCATCGACCTCGGCTCGTCCGATGCCGCCGCGGCTGCCTACAACGGTTACTCGGACAGCTATGACGCTGCCTACGCTGCTGCGGCTGCGGGACAGACCGTCATGTTCAACCAGTACAACCAATCGCCGGAGTCCCTCAGTGACGCTGAGATCTACCGGCAGACCAACAACCAGCTCGCGTTCGCAGCAGACAAGCTTGCGGGAGCTGCCGCCTAAGAAGGAGGCCCGAGATGCTCGAGACAGTCATTGTGCAGAGCGCAACCCCCCTGACGCTCCATGTGACGGACGTCGACCCCTCGGAGATGTTCATCGTCAAGAGCATCTCGGGCCTCACTTCGGCAAAGGTGGGGCTTTACACCGGCGACTACGCCAGTGAGGGAAGCTACTACCAAGGCCGGCGAGCTGAGAAGCTCAACCCGGTACTCACTCTCAAGATGAACCCGAACTACGCCACCAACGTGGAGGTCAGCGACCTCCGTGAGACCCTCTACAGGACCTTCTACGAGCCCCAGCCGGGTGCCGATGGGGTCAAGGTACTCCTGAAGGACGATCGCAAGCCAGATCGCTATTTCGTGGGGTACACCGAGGACATCAACACCGACCACTTCTCCCAGAGCCGCGACGTGCAGATCTCGATGGTCTGCATGGACGGATATTTGTTCTCCGACGTCGTGACTCAGGCTTCTGACGTCACCGGCTGGACTTCTATCCCAGTTGCCTACGACGGCTCAGCCCGAGCGGGGATCGAGGCGGCGTTCAAGGTCAACACTGCGACCAGCGTCATGACCTTCGACATCAACGGCAACAAGATGATCCTCAACCGTGCGTTCACCGTCGGTCAGACGATCGGTATCTGCACCCGTCAGGGCAGCCGCTACATCACGGTCAACGGCGTGGACTCGATGGCTTCGTTGGACCCCACATCCAAGTGGGTTCAGCTGGACCGTCCTGCGAACACCGTCAAGGCCTACGGTGGGGCGGTGGGCGACGGCAAGGTCGTCATGACCGCCTACAACTTCCGCTCGCGTTGGTGGGGTGTCTGATGTCATATCGTGAGAAGGTCTCCGCGACCGTCACCAGGATCACTGGTCGGAACCCCGCCTTGGCCGCTTGGCCCGTCAACTCTGTGTTCATCGGCTATACCGCCACGAGTCCCGCTTCCCTTCTGGGTGGCGGGACCTGGGTACAGATCAGCCAGGGTCGGATGCTCATGGGCCAGAACCCCGCAGACCCGACCTGCGATGCGGTTGGGGACACGGCTGGTGCGCGAACTCACATGATGAGCGTGGATGAGCTGCCCACTCACAACCACTACCCGGGTACCTACGGTGTGAACGCAGCTGGGTCGGCACACGATCACCCGTTCGGCCTCGAGTATGCGGCAACCACCCAGACCGGTGGTACCGCCATTCGTGTAACGGACATCCAAGACGGAACCGGTGGTACGG